CCTTACGTTTAGCTTTATCCCGCCCTCTTTCAGCGGTTTGTACAATCCTATCGGATTTAACATTCGCCTGTGTAGTAATACCTACCCGTGCAACTTCTGTCTGTGCTTTAGTCGCAGCAATCTTTTCTTTAGAACGACGGGTTGCAGCATTCTCTACAATCTTTCCCATGTCAGGAGCATTCGCTCTGTTAGCAGCGTGAATACGTACGAGATCATCAGCAGCTGCTTTACCAGCTCTTGAGAAATCACTAGATCGTCCAATACTGTTGAATTGCATATCACGCCTAAAAGCATTATCTCTATTCTATAAGTCGCTTAAAATATAGAATAGATATATTACGCTCAGATCTAATGGCGAAGAATACAGTAAAGGCAGATACTGGTAATTTTAACTTCGGCCAGTTGATGGATGACTTCTTTAAGAAGGAGTACGAAGCTGATAGTGATGCTGGTCTACAGAAGCAGGCATTCCAAGGAAACTTGGTTCAGTCTATGTTTGACAACCAGATGTCTATGGCACTGGCTGAATTTAACAAGGGTGTTGCACAGAGCAACATGACGCACCAGGCAGACCTGGAGCAACGGAACCAATCCGCATTGATGAAGGATGAGTTCAACTATGGAATGCAGAGCATGGATGCTCAGTTCCAATACAAGAACCAGTTCGCAAATTCACAACATGATCGTGACCTCGGCATGGTCTCTGCTGTTGGTCAGCAAGATAGGTTGAATATTGCAGCACAGGGTCATCAAGATCGTCTTGGCTATATCGTTCAAGGTGAGCAGCAGCGACTGACTGATAAACAAAACAACATCTCTAAAGAGAAGATTGCACAAGGTCGCTACGACGCTGATAAGTACATCACTGACAGTGAAGTGGCTGGTCGTTCTGATGTGGCTAAGACCCAGGCAGATGCAAGCCGTGATGTTGCCGGTATCGGAGCAGATGCAGATAAGACCGTTGCATCCACACAGGCTGATGCCAGTAAGGATGTGGCTAAGACCCAAGCGAGTGCAGACACCACAGTTGCAAGCACTCAGGCAGATGCCAGCCGTGATGTTGCTACTACGCAAGCAGATGCTGAGAAGTTTGCAGCAACTGCCGGTAAGGAAGCATCAATGTACGGTGCCGATAAGACCGTCGATGTTGCCAAGGTCAATGCACAGGGAACGATTGATAACACCCGTGCTACTGGAGATGAAACCCGGAAGACCCAAGACAACGAAACTCGCAACAAGGCTAAGGATCGTGCCAACATGCATATGTATGCACGTAATACTGCGAGGGCGTTCTAATGGCAACTAAGACAGATACAGGTAAGGTATATCTCAACTATGTAGAGCAGTGGCTAGATACATTGCCTGCTGCAGAGAGTGAAGAGTTCAAAGAATTTTGTGACGTTACTCCCTCTATCATTGAGATTTGGGTATACAGCGGGATCTTCGGATATCCAGGCACATTCACTGACCTGAGCCGTTGGGTCAAGATGAAGTATAAGAAACTGAACCGTCGTGAAATACTTAATAGTGAGATTGCTGCTCTTCACTCCGATATACAAGAGCTTCGAATGGCAATTACCTCTGGAGAAATCAAAGGCGACAACGGTGCGCAACGCCTGGCTGCGTTGGAGAAAGAACTGCGCTCGCATATTGAGACCTCCGACCGAATGAATAAATCAACCGATAAGCGTGGTCTCATCCTTGCAGGTGCTGACCGTGTGATGCGGGAGATGACTGCCATCTTCAAAGATGACCCGCAGTTTGCAGAACCTATGGAAAATGCAATCAATGCGGTCTGGGCAAAACTCTATAGCGAGCTAACCAATGCGTGATCTTGACATTACACTTGAAGACCTAGGCGCATCGATACCTGATACAAGTGTTGAGCGTCTACGTCTACAAGGCACGATGCTTAAACGCCTGCCGTCTATACCAGGTGTAAGTGTTGAGCGTTTCTATATGTCAGACAGGGCTGCAGAAGCCGCAGCAATTGCAGCAGCTATTGGTGTTGCATACGAAGAAGATAGACGACGTGCTGTAATTATGCGTGCAAAGTCACGTGCAGAAGAAAGGCTTGCAATGTTGTACGCATTAGGGAGGATTTAATAGCTACACTAAAGATAAAGATTAGGGTATGGCTATTGCATCTGCGTCACTGGCGTATAAAAGATCAGCATTAATGACAGCGACGAAGGTGACAACTAAGCCACCTTCAGAGGAAGTATTAAAAGCAAGAGACGACTTCTACGACTTCTGTGTGTTTATGGGCAAGACGCCTGCAAAACACATGATGGAGTGGCACAACGAATTATGTACAGGGGAGGACAGCGAATGTCTACTAGGCATCGGCGGACCAAACACATCGATCCTCGCACCTCGGGGATCTGCGAAAAGCACTGTCCTTGGTTTGTTTGCTGCCTGGATGATCGGGAGACATGCAGCTGCCAAGAAAATGCTGCGCATCCTGTACATCGCATACATGGTGGACATTAGTCGTGCAAAGTCAGCAACAATCAAAGGGATCCTCACAAGTAACAAGTACCGGGAAGTCTTCCCGATGGTTCGCTTATCTAAAATCAAGCGATCAGACGAATATTGGTCAATCGATTACGACTTTGCAGGCATCGATACCGCTGGGGAAGAAGCATTCACTATTGCATGTGGTGGTCTCAAAGGTGCAATCACCTCAAAGCGATCCCAACTTGTTCTTATTGATGACCCTATCAAGTCTGCTGCTTCCATCAACAATCCGGATATTAGGCGAGAGATGGAACAAACGTGGTCTAACGTTATCGCACCTACGATGTTCCAAGGAGCGCGGGCCATCTGTCTTGGAACTAGGTTCCACTTTGACGATATCCACCAGACCCTTTTCGTTCCTAAAAACAATTGGCGACAGATTATTCAGCAAGCAGTCATAACAGACCCTGACGGCAGACAACGTTCGTATTGGCCTGAGTTCTGGTCAATGAAATACTTGAATGAACGTAAGAGTGAAGATCGCGTTGCATTTGCGTATCAGTATCTGAACACTGCCGTTCGTAATGCAGACGTTGGTATTTCACCAGAGCTGATTATCAAAGACAAAGTACCTGAAGAGTATGACTGCCTCGGTGTAGGTATTGACTTGTCTGCTGGTTTATCACAGAAGAATGACTGGACGGTCTTCACCCTTGGTGGAATTAAAGATGGAAAGATCTATTTGATTGATCAGCGTCGTGAACGGACGATGGGCAACATTCAAAAGATGGACACATTATGTGAAATGCTGTGTGACTGGAACATCCTTCTAGAAAATGACGAAGGGCAGTTCTTCCCAACCATGTCACCATGCATGATATGGCCTGAAGCTGTTGCATATCAGACATCGTTCGAAGGAGACTTCAGACGAATAATGCATGACAACCGTGCTCTATACAACCTAACTGTCAGTCCAGTCAAAGGTTTCAAAGGTGACAAGTTAGCAAGACTACGCGGTGTGCTTGGTCTATACGAGACGGGAAAAGTTATTTGGAATAAGTGGCGTAAGTGGGACGTACTTGAAGAAGAGCTGTTGAATTTTGGTCACTCACAACATGATGACGCAGTTGACAGCATGGTATTAACAATGGGAGGACTATTGAGACGAGGAAGTTTGCAATTAGACTACAATAGTGACAGCTTTGATTTATAAGTAACAAAATGGCTGGATCTAAAGGTACTCGCATGGCTGGCGAGGAGCTGTCGAAAGCTGATAGGCACAAGCGTGCCAGAGAACGTATCGGCAATGATCCTGAGCGTCTTGCAGAACGTTTGTCTGGAATTGATCGGGAAGCTTATGACTTCGAAGGTTATACCGACAAAGAGATCAACATGGCAATGCAAGGCGGCACGTTTGATGATAACGACTATGCCCGTCTGACTGGTAATCCGGTTGATGATGGCGGTGATGATAATGATGACGGTGGAGATAATGGCACCAATCCACCACCCGTTGAGGAAGATCCTGTAGTCACAAACCCAACTATTCCAGAAGAAGAAAAAGAACCCATCCAGACGATCCAACCAATTAAAGGTCCTAATCGTGGACCTTATGGTGGCATGACCCAAAACATTAATCAAGACAACGATATTGTCAGCAATGTGACTGGTAGCGGCAACACTGTTACTAACACTCAAGACAACTCCATCAAACAATATGGTGGTGCTGGTTCCTGGACCAATGCGTGGATGCAAGATTACTTTAGCTGAGGTTGATCATGGCAAAAAGAACTAAAGAAGAACGTCTAGCTGATCGTAAGGAAAGGCGTATTCAAAGACGTGCTGATCGTGCTGAAGATTTTAAAAATCAAAAAATCAAAAGTGCAAAAGACTTTAACTTCAATCAACACAACCGCAAGGGAACTAAAGAAGGTCAGACCCACGTTTCAGGTCAAGAAGTAAACTTCTTCAGAAACGCCAACAAAAAAGGGAACGGTGGTGGAGGCCTTCGGGACAGCTATGCTCATTTGCAGAAAATGCAACAAGACGGTGCACAGTTTGGTGGACGTGCCCAGAAACATATGGATCGGATGGGCGCTCGCATTGAGAGAATAGATGCACGTAAAGCTGCTAAGGAAAAAGCAAAAGCTGCTCAGTCAGTTCCCCCTGCAGATCAACCACAAGATACAATTCAACCTGCAGTAGAACCTGATACTCAAGATATTATTGTGCCACAGCCTGGGCAAACTGGTAATCAAGATAATGACACCAGCATTGAGAACAGCCAAGAGCAGAATGTAAATCAAGACAACGACATTAATACCAATGTAGATGGTAATAACAACTACATTGTCAATAACCAAGACAACTCCATCCGCCAATACGGTGGAGACAACCGGTCATTCGTTTACAACAGCAATGGTGGTGACGGTCTTACTGACACCCCTGCTTCTATGGCAACCCTTGCTGGCTTCTATGCACCTGACGATAGTCCTGGTGCTACCGCTGCTCGTCTTGATATGCATCAGACAATGAATAGAGATGCACAGAAGAAGTATGCAGACACATCTCACATTGCAATGGGTGCAGTCAAGCGTGCTGAGCAGAACAGCTACATCGATCCTGCAGGTCTTGATGCTCGTGTTCGTGGACGTGAGCAGAACTCTTATGACCGTGCTGCTCTGATGAGTAAGAACCTCTGGGGTGATCTGAATAACATGAACTTCAGCTGGACACCTAATAAGCCAGCAGAAAAAGTTGAACAGCCTGACTTCGGAGAGATGAAGGATGAGTACACAGACTTCTAAACCGATAGACTAGAAGCAAAAGAGAAGTAACAATGCAGACACAACAAGATAGCGGCTTTAAACAAATACTCTTAGCTGCTAAACAGCGTCGAGGTGACATGAATGTGGACACGATGATCGTGTCTTCTCACCTTGCACAGATGCGCATGTTCATGCTGCGTCGTGGTGTCGAATTTTTTGCAGAACAAGATAGCTACGGTGCTCGTAAAGAGTTCATCGCAAAAGTGTGTGAGCACAACATGCTCGACATGAAGCTCGACAGTATTGTTGACTACTTCCTATGTGACGGACAAGGATTGTTTTACTTCCGTCCATCAGGTGACGAGTATCAACTGCTGTACTTCTCTAAAGAAAACTACCGTGCGTTCCGTGGTCAGGATGGACAGATCAGCAATGTTATCCTGAACTACACGTTTAACGTACAAGAAGATCGTTCGTTTGATGCATTTGCACAGGATCCTAATAAGCCTGGTAAGAAAAAGTATATCCGACTAAACGTATTCAAGGACCGCATCGAACAAACAATCTCTGACGAGAAGATTGAGTTTGAGAACAGCATGGGTCAGATGCCCATGACGATGCCTGGTTCTACTGAGACACTGACCAACAGCTTGGGCTTCATCCCAGCTGTCGAAGTGTTCAACTACATGGACTGCACCGGAGAAGCCACAGGCAACGGTGAGTTCGAGTGGCTTGAAAACCAGATCATGTATCACGATGAGCTGGTGAAGAACGTTCGTAAGAACCTCAAGTTCTTCGGTAATCCCACACTGATTTCTAGTCGTCCTAAGCACGACATCATTGAGAGCGGTGAGGAGAATAGCTTCCGTCCCACCATTAGCTCCCAGGCGGGCTTCACAGCGATGGGAAGAGCTAGTACTAGGGTTAGTGAGCCATTTGGTGGTGCGTCTGCCCTAGACGGTCAAATCAAAGTGCCACGGGTTATTGCAAACCTCGAAGCAACTGACCGTATTAGCTACCTCACACCAGACAGTGTGAGTGGTGACCAGAATATGTACGTCAAGCAGTACCGTCAAGAGATCCGTTTGGCTCTTGGTGGTGTTGATGACCTTGACATCCAAGCAGCTTCTACTGCTTATGAGATCAAGACAGTTTATGGTCGAGTAGCTGCAACAGCTGAAAAGAAATGCCGTGCTCTATTCACGTACGGTCTTTGTAAGTTGTTTGCAATGATGATCAAGCATGAAGAACGCATGTTTGATGAAAGCTTTGGTGTAGCAATGGGTCTCGTCAAGCCTGACATCCCTCTGATGGAAGATTTTCAAGACCCAGAAGAATATGCAAAAGCAGAAGAGAAGTACACAAAGGCATTCGCTAAGTATGAACGACAGAGAATGGATATGCTCTCTGTTACACTTGAATCAGGCGAAATGCCGCAAGGCGTCACTGGTCTAATCCCCGATGGCAGTACTAAAGTAGACTGGCGTTGGATGGGTCAAGTATTTGAAGACAGCGCGGACGAAATTCTCCAAAACAGTATTGTCGTTCGTAACCTGCAAGAAGCAGGTGTCGGATCTATTGAAGCTCT